TGACCTTGTTGCAGCTCTAAAAACTCTTCCTAAATTTGAAGGCATAGTATAGACTCTAGCAACAAGGTCGCTCTTAGTCACTAATCTTGATTGAGCATTTCTAAAGTTCAATGCTATATTTCTAAATTCATTAAGCGTGGGGATGTCTTCACCGCCTGACGCTTGTTGTGGATTTGTGATCTCAAGACTTGTTCTGATTTGTGCAACTTTTGTAGGCGGAACTCCAACATTGAATTCTGTTGTCAGTGAATACACTGTTCTTATTGTATTTGCTGCAACATTGTGATTCAATCCGCCTCCGGCTCTATAGCGAACTGTTACGACAGTATTGACAGGAGAAACCCCTAGGCTTTTTGTTTCAAGAAGCGCATTTGGATCTATTGCAACTCTCGTGAAAGTCTTTCTGTCACCATAAAGTGTAAGTGAGACTTCACTCGGATCAGGTAAAATATCGTCATCTAGCGTATCAGCACGTCCCGAACCAAATGTTATAGTAGTTATCGCAGTGTTGAGCGTCGTGTTTGAAATAAACCTGTAAGGAGCGGGTATGACATAGAGGCTATCGGTAACTTTATCAGAATCTTGATTTGTGTTTTGAACTCTTTTGTAGGCAACATCATGATTTAATGAATCAACTTCATAGTACTCATTGAGATCCGAATCAATGACTCTTACAATCTCCGAAACATTTGATTTTGAAAGAGTTAACGCTCTAAAAGGTTGAAAAGTATCTGATATATTAAAAGTTTCTGTTGTAGTTTCGCCTGACGTTATAATTCCTGTTTTTGTTATGCCGTAGTAAGAAGGGTTTCCTGAGATATCTGTTGAATAAATTGCAATATCTGCATCGAGGTCTCCGTTACTTTTTTCTTCGGCAAAATCAACATCTTCAAGAAGTTCAAATATAATACCCGATGATGACTGAAATTTTGAACCAGCCTTGATTGTTGGTAGGTAATTTTTGCGAGGTTGGTAAATACCACTCACAACTTCAGCTTCTACTCTAATGTAAAGATTGACATTTGCAAGTGCAGGAGCTGCTCCTGTGATCTTTACTCCAGCCTGTCTTATCATTCTTTCAATGTTATTAGGCTCGACTGCAGTCACAAGATTGGTTTCATTAAACTGGTGATCGAGATAAAATGACATCGTGTCGCCGACGTAGGCTGCTAAGTCAACAAACATTCCGCCAACAGAAGCGTCACTAAAATCTTTTAACTGCTCTGGGTAATAAGTTTGAGCATACTGTAAAAGTGCGCCTCTAAAACCATCAAAATCTTTATTTAGATAATCTCTTGTTTTTTTCTGAAGTAAGCTTTTCTTAACGTTTATTGATGACATGTCATTATCCTAGATTAGTCATTTGAATTTCAAGACGGCGCCTGTCAATTCCTAACTTTGCAATAGAAAAAGTAACAACCAGCGTAATCTGGCTTGTGCCATTGTTAAGTGCAGGAGACGAGAGAACATCAACTGAATCGATGCTTATGTAAGGCATGTACTTACCTGTTGTTAGACTAATCAACCTCGTCGCTTCTTGAATCCAGTCTTCTCTCGCGGTTCTCTCTGATAATAGAGACTTAAGGTTAGCGCCAAAATCAAACTTAGCCAATCGATCGCCGTGATTTGTATACAGCATATTCTTAAAGTTGTCTACAACTTGTATTGAAATATCTGTAGTCTGGTTAAACAGTGTCCCATTCAATTTAGGCGGCGCTAGCGGTGTAGTAATGCCATAGACAATAGGAGAGTCTGTTTTAACATCATCAATTCTTTGATTGATGACGCTACTTCCCTTGAATTTTCTTGTAGTGACTTCGGGTGTTGTTGTTTGTGATGCCATCAAATCTAATTATATTGTCACTAAGGTGACCTAGTTCGGCTATTTCACAAAACCCGAGTTTCTTAGTACAAATGATGCAGGTATGTTGCCTGATGCAACAACAGCAGCAATTGCAGTATTTAATTCAACGTCGGGAACCAATATTTTTCCTTCAATATTGTCAGCAACTGTGCTGGCACCTAACGCAGCTCCTGCATCTGATCCGACAATTAGGACTTTAACCTCAGCATTTTCTTGAAAATGCTCTATCACAGATTCAGCTATTACCTTAAATAACTTTTCTTTCATTTCTGAGCTATTAGATGTATAAGGTAGTCCAAGTATAGCTGATGCTTTTTGGTCCATTTTCTCTACAAGCTTCGCTGGGTCAAGAGCCATATCAGTCACTCCTAGCTATTTTAGAGCTGAATTGTTTGTTGGACAGTAGGGTAATCAAACTTGCTGTGTTTGGCAGAGTTATTCCTAGCGCTCCAAACGCAGTTTGAATTTCTATTAATGAGTTAGCAAGTTGCTGCTGGAAGCTTAGAGATGTCTCAATGATTATGTCAGTTGCGCCTGCGCCCGTGTTATTCGTCGATGTGATTTTGCTACCATCAATTATGATGCCAACATTGCCTGCGGTAATTTTAAGATCTTCTCTTGATTGTATCCTGATTTTGTTGGATTTAGCGACAACTGTCGGTCCTGTTCCGAGATTTGTCCCTACATTGATTCCAAACTTTTGATCTGGATCATCTTGCATTGAGATGTGAATTCTTGATAGGTCATTTATAAAGTCTAAATCACCTTCATTTAAATTCTGGTTTTGAGTTGCTTTATCTGTTTCGTTGTATGCTCTTGTGTTGGTAAATGTCGCGGCAGGTTTTGTATCCTGTGTTTGGCCTCTACCTACAACCAAATCAATTAGGCCAGCTCCGGTTAACTTTTTTCCTGTTGTTGAAGCACTTCCTAACACAATAAGCGAATTATTAGATCCCTGAATACTGAGGTCTGGTCCTACGGGTGCATATCTTGGTACAGCTTCACCTTGAAATTCTGTCTTATAAGACGTTGAATTTTCTACTACGTCTTTGTAACTTGTTGCCCCGCGCGTATTTTCGTTAAAGCTGCGTGCTAGCGGTGCTTCGCCTTTGACATTGACAAACGATTTATTGTTAATGCCTCTATCATTGTGTGTGAAGTTAGGATCTTCTGCAATAAGGTCTGCAGGCTTTCTAGAAACCCAAAATCCAAACTGTCTATTATTTAATGCCCACACCTGCTCACCTGGCTTGACAGGCATGTGCAGATGAGAGAAAAATGGGTAAAAGACATACGTTCCGCTATTGCCCTTAAAGTCTTTGTATCTTCCTAAGATAGAACCTCGAGGCATAGTCGTAAGAATTTGAGGATTAACTATGGGAATCGTCAATCCTGAGTATTTTTCAAGAATAGAAGAGTATTCACTGCTTTCTGTTATAGGATTGTCAAAATATTCAACAACATCAACAGTGAACATCTTAGACATAATTGCGTGTTCATCCATGATATTGGCAATTACGTCAAGAATGTCGTTCATTCTTAGTCCTCTACATTATTTATCTTATCAAAGATCGAATCAGTGTCTATTGATTTCTCATCTTCTCTAGCAACAAGTTCAGCAAGTTTCAATATTTGATCATTAGCTTTCGACATTCTTTCAAGGTATTTGGCAATGACAGGACCTAGAATATTGTGGTTAGCTGCATTTCCCTTTACTTGCATTAATGTGTCTGTGAAAAGAATTGCTGCATTTTGCCTGTCCTCGACAGCATTCTCATATATTTCACGCCAGAGAACTTTCTTTTTGTCATCAAGCTCATTGATTGACGACAAAAGTTCAGTGAATTGCTTGACCTTCTTTTCTTTTTCTTTTATCTTATCGAGTTCGTCAGTGTACTTCTCGACTGTTGTTTTTGCCATTTAGTCTCCTAGAAGATAGTTGACCTACTAATTTCCCTGTAGTGCTTTCTAATTGCTGACATTGACAACGAAAGCTGCTTTGGTGTCAAGTTGGTCATATCTCTCACATAGACAAAAATTGCTCTCTTGTTAAGGCTTTCTAGATTATCAATATTATCAAATAACTTGATAATGGAGTCCATGCAAATTTTATCATTCTCACATACAAGGCGATTTTTGACTTTTTCAAGTATTGTATTGATATTTAAAATTGTTTCGTTATAATCTGACTCTGCATTTACTAGAGGGTCATGTTTTCCCAAGGTGAAAGGAATCATCTCTATCTCTGTGATGACTCCTTTTTCTTCTATACTAATATGACGATTATTTTGCTTTAGACGCTGGCGACTCTTGACAATGATCCAGTTTTTAGCAACAACATTAAAATAAGAAAATGCTTTTGTCCCACGAGACGCATCA